GCCCTGGCTGAATACGCCTGCCAAGCCGGAGGCACAACCCACAAGAAAAACAAGGGTATAAGAATTGGTTTAAAGTGGTAGACTATGAAACTGCCTCCAGAAACGGAGAGCCTTTTGAAAAGTTTATCAAAAAAGAACGTCTTCCAAACTCTGCCTATCCAAACTGTTCCGGCAGGTTAAAGCAGAGACCGTTGCAGAACTATGCAAAACATTTTTTTAAAGGACATCCTTATTATACTGCCATAGGTATAAGGTATGACGAACAACACCGAATAAAATGGGATTCAGCACAAAAAAATAAGTATTGGTATCCCCTGGCGGTTGATTTTCCGATAACAAAAGAATTCATACACAACTATTGGAGCAGTCAAACCTTTACCCTAAACCTAAAATCCTATGAAGGTAATTGTGATTGTTGTTGGAAAAAAAGCAACAGAAAGCTATACACAATTGCAAAAGAGAGTCCGGAATATTTTGAGTGGTGGGCAGAGATGGAAGAGAAAAACGGAGATGGATTTAATTTTTTCCGGAACAACCGTAGTGCAAAGGAGATACTTGAAGAATCTAAAAAATTCCCACTGAAGTATTATGCCAAGTGCGATACAAAAACAACGGAATTAAAAAACAATCAACTATCGTTTTTTGATTTAGACAACGAATCAAAATGCAACTGTCTGTACTAATTAACACAGACAGCATTAACCCGTTCATCGTCATCTAAATCTCCAGACGGGACAAAGTCTCTGTCCTTAAATTCTCCTTTGCTTGGACTGTAGTAAACAGGATTAAATCCATTACCTTCATCGTCCTTACTTGTTATTACTTCTAATTCTAATGTTTCCGGATTTGTTTCTGCAAACAATTTTAAATTGGCTATATATTCTTTAAGTGTCATCTTCTTTATTTTAAGGGTTACATGAAATCACTTTCTAAGTAGCCACGAGGGTCGCTACCGTCATCAATACTTCCGTCCTCATGAAAGTGAGTAGGACTTCCATCGTCCTCTTCATACCAATCAAAGACTTCTTCTCCCACAAGGAGTTCTTCAAGTGCGGATTGAGTAGGTGTATTGTCAAAGTGTAAGTGGACGTTGATAGGATCCAAGTTAACTTCATAATCATTTACTAATACGGTGACATCAACTATATCACCATCAATTTGAAAACTTACTATTTCTTGTATCATAATAATTATTTTATTTTGTAAAATTTATTTCTCATTTCTTTCTGTACAGCAAGAAGACCCTGAAGCTTTTCAGAAGTTTTAGAAATATCCCCTTCAAGAATATTTTTGCTGTAGGTTTCAAATATAGCCTCCTCTATTATCATCCCAATCTCCGGCTCTGTGTTTACTTTAGAGACATCACAGACGGTCTTAAAAAATACCTTTGACCGCTGGGTGACCGTCCTGCCCTCAAACTTATTAAAGAAGTTGCTGACAAACAAATTGTCAGAGCGTTCAAAATAAAAAATCAATACGCAATCCGGCAGGGTCATAGTTACTTCACAATTATCTTCGCTAAAGCAAAACTCAGTCTTTATCATGTTTTTTTTTATGGTAGTGATTAAAAATATCTCCTTTTCGTATGTATCTGCATTCCATTCCTTTCAGAGGCATATCGTATTTGTCACGGGCATACAAGATTAAGCAAGTCGTAAACTTCATAAACACTTCACGTGTATTACCGCTTTTAGGGTAGTATCGCTCTATGATTAATGTATACCTCCGGAACTGAAAGTAGTAACCCTCAGGGTAAAAGTGAACCTTTTCCCATCCATTGTCCTGTAAACATTTCCAAGCTTTGTCTATAAGGTCTTTCATACCTTGTCGTTTTCTCCGCTGTTATGTCTGTCTATAGCCTTCAGACATAGTTCAGTAAATTGGGTTTCAATGAAGTCTATCTGAGTTTCTGGCACAACTGCCAGAGTGCCTATCAGACTACCCATAAGACCTACATTTTCCAAGGCCATCCCTTCACCAATCTCAATCTGAGACTTAGTAGCACCGCTACTTTTCTCTATTTGAAGCAATTGGTTTTTCACATACATAAGCTTTTTTCTGCAAGTATGCCGTGACTCACCTTTAATAAGGGGATTGTCAAGAAGTTCTCTGTACCCATACTCCTGCAAGAGCAGGGAAGTGTAGACTACTTTTTTGTTGATGTAGACCATCATTTCATTCGAAAGTTCCATAGCTGTTTTTTGAACCCGTGCAAAAACTACACAAGTTGGTTAAGTTAATCAAAGGCACAGAAGGTACACGAAGCACCGCCCACATCTCCTTTTGTTATATTGTCTACCTCCCGTCCCCAGTAGGTATCTAATTTTTCAGCGGTTTCCAAAGCACGTTCATAGTACTCTGGAAAGAAGCATTTTACCATATAGAACTGCCAGCTTTGCATATTCTTGCAAGGAAGACAGTTGTTGTGGTCAAACACCCGATAGGTATGTTTCATGATATTGTATCCCCTTACAGCGTACTGTAGCACAACTTTATATTGTGCTTCAGGGATAAGGTGTTTATGCTCTTCTAAGAAGGGAATAATCCTCTTATCCTGCCACTTAAGACCGTATATCTCAGGACACCAACCAAAATATTTTTCTACTAAACTAAAGCAATCTTCATTACTTAAATGCTTAATAAGATAATCTTTACCTTTCACTCCTCTCTTTATTTGTCTGTCCATCCTCTTTTTCTCCGACCGTACATAGCCAACGAGGTCTACGTCTATTCCATTCTCTTCCATGTAGTGTGCCATGGGAAATATTTTTAGGTGACCCGTACAAGCAGAATTTGTCGGATGTGGGATCATGTTCTGCTTTAAGAAATATGCATTTACAGACTCAAAGGTCTGTTTGAAAATTATTTTTGTGAACTTTCCTCTTGCGTACTCTACTAATTCATGCACAAATCTTTCTGTGTCCGGACTATGCTCTTCAAAGTGAGCGTAGAACAGATGCAGTACCTCAGGCTTTTCCGCAACGAACTCTGCAAGGTAAACAAGTACCGCAGCGGAATTGATACCACCACTAAGTCCTATCATCACTTTTTTGTCAGCGTAGTTCCAAGTGTCATCCAGGACTTCAAACAAAGATATCTGCATATTAACAAGTTAAGCGAGACACCATTACGGTGCCTCGCAGTTATAAATCTATTTTCTGTGAGCCTCAATAATCCAAACAATAAGAACATTGTCGGCATTTGGTTCGTGGTGTAGAACCTTACGAACAACGAATCCAATCTTAAGGAGTATTTTTCTTAAGCCAATTATATTAGGACGTACAGTAACCTTACAGTTTTTAGTCCATCTCTTCTGAGGTTTTCCCGTCAAGGGATTAAAGAATGACAGACACCCATAGTTTTCTGTATTAATTTTAGGCAATAACTCTCCCAGATCCTCCATTAGTAACTGAGCCAACACAGCAGGAAATAACTCTGAATGTGAGTTATTAAGAGCCAATGCCGGAGTCAATGGTTTTCCGTGGTAGTTCTTATAGATGCCTTCATCTGTGGTGTAGTCATATTGGTAGGTGATAGCTTTCACGCCTTCATTTTGCTTTTGCATCAACCATTCTTTTGCACGAATCGTGCTAAATATCTTTCTCATCCGAATTAGTTTTAATCTTTGAATAAATCATTTTGGTCTGTCTGAGCATTTATACTCTTTACAATTTTGTCGTTGTCCAGCAGGGCAATAAAGCTTTCAATCTCCTGAACAGATGCAAAGGCAAAGACTCCACCATCGCATTTTAGGTATTCGTTGTCAGAAGCTGACATCTCTCCGGTTCGCATAATGATGTAGTAATTAACTTCTTCCTTGGCATCCTTAACAACAGAGAACTCAAACGTAGGAGTCATGTTGTAACAAAAATTCCATTCATCAATGGAATAAAAAAATCCCAAGACCCTTGTAGACCTTACCTTTATTTTCTTCTGAAGCTTAGTGACATTATTTGCAATAGCCACATTTTTCCATTCAGAATACTTTTCAATACATACATTAAATGCTTCTACAAGCACCTCTGCTTGCTTAGGTTCAATCTTAATACCTACCTTATCCTTATACGTGTCCATAGACAGCATATCTATCCACAATGCCCAAGCGTTTTTAGTAGAGGAGACTTTTATCTCATACTCACCGTGAAGCGTTTTGTAGAATGTGTAAGGTTTTTGGCTGTAACCTTCTACAGCCAGCATAATCAAAAGAAACAAAAAAAAGTTTTTCATAAATATTAGTTTAAATTGTTTAGCAAAGATACAAAACTTTTAATAAAAATTAGTCTTTATTAAGAAATATTTTTATCAAAAAGTTCCATTTTTTAATAGCCAGACGTTGTTTTTCCGTCCAAGCGTTAATCGAAATTACCTTGGCTTTTGTTTTCATGTAAGTGTTTTGAAAGTTTTAAAGTTATTTTTTCCGATAGTACATGACCATAGAAAGCACGAAGTATGCTCGTACTTCCTATAGGGTAGGGGTTAAGGTCTGCATTATATTGATACGACCTTATATCCAAGCCTTTACGTTGTGCATCAGCAATAAGCAAAGCCTGAAGCTTTATTGCTATTTTTTTCCTTCTCTTATGCTCTTTAGCGACAAGAGGGTGAACGGGCAATGGAAAGAAAAATCTCCAGCATTTTTTCCATACACGAGCCGAAACTTTCCGACCGCAATAAATAGCATATACTCCTTTTGCCGATATTGGAAACGGATTAGGGATCCGGTTATACGACCTGCACAAAGCAGAAGGTGTGTACCCTTGCTTTGTGCAGTAATCGTATACCATTTCCCTTAATTTTGCGTACTGCTCTTCACTAACCATTTCATTGTAGATTTTCTGAGTAAATCAATTACTATTTTGTTCATCTCGTCAATTAACCAAGCTTGTAATTGAAGACGGGTAGTTTCGTAAAGGTAATACTGATTGCCCAAAGCCTGGGCATACTCTGTCGTATTGGAGTGCAAGTGGCATCTATGCTCCTTAAGGAAGGTGTCCAATTCTCCTCCGATGTGCCACCATTCAGCGGAGGTTGAACGTCCGTAATCAACACGGGTTAATATCTCTGAGAACTCATCCCATAGTTTCACCTGAGGGTCATCTTCATCAAAGAATTTTTTAATAAAATCCCAATCAAATTTAGGCAATTGTTTCATAGTTTATTTTTTTAAGATTAAAATTTCCAACACATCCCAATGCTCAGAAGTAGAAACATCGTAACCATGTTTCTTAAACAGAGCAATTAAACTGTGTCGGTTTTCCCATATTTCCCTGCTGTGGGCATGATGGTCAGCCGTTATTATAATAGCATCACCAAAGTTATGAAGCCTCCAAAGAAGGCGTTTAAGTAGTTTAAGCATATCAATTTTTTGATTGTAGCGATTCTCATTACGTGAGAAAGTGCTGTTTCTGAAGCCTGAAGGCTATATAAATGGCAAAAACTCAGACGGATTTGCCCCTTTTTTGTCCTTAAATGTATTTATTATTTCTTTTGCCAGCTGATGACTCGCTTCGTTCCTGCCATCGTGTCTGTAATCTTCTGAGGCAATAGCCTCTGTTAGCTTTAAGATGAGCCTGAAGGCACTCTGTTGTAAAGTCTTGTGAGACCGGCAGAACTCTGTAATAAAGTCCTCTGTGGTCTCTTTGTCGGCAAATGTATTGACAAAATCTATCAATTGTTTTGCGGTTTCTTTTCCATTCATTTTTCAAAGTTTTTTAATCAAAAGGTAAATAAGTTATTTTTTTTAAGTCGTTATTTTTTACATATTCCTGTAAATAAACTTCTGCTTCTTTAGTAATGTTTTGAAACGGGTAAACCTCTGTTAACAACCACCCGAAACCCTTAAAATATTTTGGATTTAATTCCAAACACTTTCCATGTTTAGAATCAATTATATTAGATAAATCTAATGCTTTTTTAATGTCAACAAGTTGTATTGTTGTGTTTGGATTAATATTAAAATCTGTCATTTTTCAAAGTTTTTTAGTAAAATTAAATATGCAAGAATTGTATCTTTTTTTCGTGGGAGTATATCTAAAAAGTACTCTTCTCTATCAGATAAATATATCTTAAAGTTGGAGCAAAAGAAGTTTTCCCTACACCAATAATTTATTCCGGAGGCACTCTTATCAAAGTAGTTATCCAAAATAAAATCAAGCATTTCAGCTACCTCTCCACCTTGTGCAAAATGCTGATGAAAGCCTACCTCTTGTAGGCTTTCATTGTTTCCTTTCAGCAGTTGTTCAATTTGTTTGTTCATGTTGTTTGTATTAGTCAGCAAAGTATCCCTGCAAGGGGCAAGAAACCAGATCCGTATCAATCCACTTCTGCCCAGGTTTTGTAAAGAGACAAGGAGTTTTGATTTTTTCCTCACTAAAATACATATCAATACCTTTGTTCCGGCATTTGTCTACGTCCTTATTCATTTTCCTTGTGAATACATCCTCGCTGTCGTACAGACTGTCTGCGACTGTCTCTCCGGTATTCATTTCGTAGATCAGAACGAATATGTCTTTTCCCCCAAAATCGCAGTAACCTCCGTAGTTACTTTCCTTCCATTCTCTGCCTTTATTATCAACCATGTAAATGTCAACAGTCTCTTGACCACTGTGTCGGTTCATAATACTCTGTTTTGTGTCCGTTGTTAAAAAGCTTGAAAATCCCATAGCTGTAATAGTTTTATTTGATTGAAAAATTAAATTTAATAATGTTTTCCGCTGTGGCTTCTATAAAGCAATCAGAGACACCTTCCACGGTATTCTTAACCCAATAGTCATCTTGTCTGACATCTTCTGAAGCCTTGAGAAAGCCTTGGATAACGGTGTTTTCCCAAATTTCCGTCGCTATTCCTTCAACAGCAGAAACGCTTTCAATGTTGTCTTGGGGCATTTCCTCGTGAGGCTGTTGTGTCCTGATCCTTTCCCATGTTCGTGCCACGTGAACCAATATTGTGTTAAACATCCACCGATTTGCAGGAGTTATTTCAAGTGGCTCTTCTTCTTTTGACCACCAAAGGAAATTATCCGGAGTGACTACATCTGCTGAAAACTCCAAAAAGCCTTCTCTTGTTTTTAGAAAAGCAAGCGTAACTTCTGCTTGTTCTTTTGCAACTTCCACGTCATCTTCGTGTAGTGTAATTATAATTTGCCGACCATCAATAGCATGATGTTCTAAACTAATTGCTCCGTCAAACAGACCGTTTCGTGGAAAGTTTGCAACATCAACATCCAGGTCCCATGCTGTTTCTTTTGCTTGTTCTTCTGTTTCAAATGTGGCGTAAATTACCACGTTACCATAATCCATAGCTGTTATTTTTTAGTTATTGAAAAATTTTAACCATTCTACTACTTCGGTGTAAACTTCCTCAAGGCTGTACCTTTTGCAGATACAATCTATACCGTGTTCTTTTGCAATTTTTAATGCCACCGGCATAAGCCAATCCCATGATGACCGAAATTTGCTCAAGGATTTAATTGAATATGTCCATTCACCATTTTTAAAACTTCTTTTATCAGAGTATTTTATACCCATGAATTCAGCAATTATAATATTATTTTCCATAGCTGTTATTTTGAATGGTTTCCATTGCAGGTTTAGAAAGTTCTTTTATCACTCTCAGCATCCCTTTACCTTCTGCTTTTTCTCTACTGTTGCCAAATTCCACAAGTTCATTAGCTTGCTCTGTAAGGTCTTTAAATAATTTTTTCATAGCTGTTATTTTTGATTGTAAATAATTTTTCTCTGAGTAATAAAATCTACTACTGCATCATAGACCGTGTCCAGATCCAAAGATGCAATTGCATTCTCAATATCACGAAATTCCATCCGGTCTGCCAATTTTGAACATTCTAACACCACCGGCATCAGAGCATCCCATGACTCATGGTATTTTAAAGGAGAAACGACTGCTGAAGGGATAATGCCGTACCTATCATCGAAGTGGTCAATTTCGGCTTGTGCTTCCTCTTTGTTAAGGTTTCTGCTTAAGGTAACATTGCCACGGTAATCATTAACATCAACAATGTCATAGGTTTTTTCTTTACGCATAAACTCTGAAATCATTTTATTGTTTTTCATAGCTGTTATTTTTGATTGTTTAATAATTTGATAAATTTGATTACTGCTCCGTAGGTTCCTTGAAGGTTGCATTCACCTTGTGCTTGGTTTACATCATGCATCTCTTTTCCATCTAATTCCACCGTACATTTAGCGTAGCATTTTTCTATAACCGGCATCAGAGCATCCCATGATTCATGGTATTTTGCCAGCACAATAAGGTCGGGGTCACAATCGGTGTGTATCATTGGAACTTCATCATCTCCTAACATAGCAGAGTATTCATGCCCACAGTTGTTGCAAGAGTGCCTACCATTATTTTCGTGGACATTGTATAAACCCATGAATTCAGCAATTAGCAAAGTGTCTTTTTTGAGTTCCTCTTCCACGGATAGTATATGTAGAGCAAGAGACTTATCATTGCAGGATTCAGAATGTTGCAAATGAATGTCATAAAATTGATTTCCAATATTCAGAAGGTGCAATGTAGAGAACTGTTTAATATCTCTTCCATTAAGCAATTCTGTATCCTTAGATAGGAGTTTTTTGATTACTTCCAAAGCTTCGGTTTCTGTGTATGTTTTCACTCCCTCTGCATGACCATAGTCACAATAAACGTTCTGAGGAGTGATATCATAATCACCATTTTTGTCGAAATCCCAATTGGTGACCTGATCATCCGGAGCCTCCGGAAGAAAACCTACCAATCTTTCTTTGGGTAGAAAGTGGAGGAGTTCGTCAATGGCAGTAAGGTCATTATACTCAATGTCATCTTTTATTTTTTCTATTACTGCATCAACAAGAGATTCGTCAGAAGCATTTGTCTCCGACATCTGTAGACAAAACTGCAACTCCGGAATAAAACTTGCTGTATTCAAACAGCAAGAGCATAACTCAGAGTAATCTAAAAACAGTTTTCCATTGTCATCAGTTTCTACCGTGAGGTTCATTTTTGTGCCACAGCACTCAGAAACTTGATTATATTCTTTAATATTAAGATTCATAATACGCATTTTAAAGGTTAAAAAAAGGCAAGTGACAGAAGACTGCCACCTACCAATAATATCTTATTTTCCGGCATTCCGGCATGGTCTGAGATGCTCACCCAATACGAGAGTATCATTTTCGAAGGTTATTCCGTAGGTAACGTCAACTAACTGCTCACAGTCATGGAAACGCTCGTCACCGAACGAAATGACGTAAACCTGGCGGTACGCATGAGGAGATATCATATCAGCATGACCAATAACCTCCGGCTGATTCTTAGCAGAAAAACAGCCAACAATAACAAAAAACAAACAGTAGTAAACAACAGCATTACAGCCGTTCAAAATTTTAGATGTCTTCATAATTTTACGCATTTTATGATTAAAAAAATAATTTACACAAGTGATTCGAAGGTCAGATTGCCTTCGTCATCCCAAAGGACTTGGAAGGTCTCTATCCACTCTTCAGTCTCGTTTACCACAATCACATCATCTTCGATGTAATGGTAAAGGGTATATTTGTCGTTAAGTTCAACCTCCGCTCCGTACGGCAAAGCTTTACACATCCGGAGAGTTATTTTGCTGAGGGCATCATCTAATTTCGCATTCATGGTAAGCATATTTTAATTGTGAGTAATAAGTGTAACAGCCAACTTTTATCAAATATAAGCTATTAATATTTAAATGTCAAGTTTTTTATTAAAAATCTTGTTTTGTAGACAGAAGAGGAGTCGAACCTCTTCCATGCACCAATGCTGTCTATCCCTCGTAAGGGTAATATATAACGACAGATACAGACTCCTCAAGTCTTTTGCCGTTAACAGTGATTATTTTGCCCATATTAGGCATCTTTAACAAATCATTTACTCTATACCTGCCTTTCCGGAATAAGGCATCTAATGACTGTATAGAGCAATTGGCAGTAACAGTAGTCTCTATTATAGTCCGACTGCCTTTAGACTTTACCACCTTCACATAAGAAGGTATTTTTTTGATGTTCGTTATAGCCTCCGCTTTAAGGGTCTGACTATATGTTCTTCTGCTCTGCCCATAGGACATAACTGAAGCCAACATCACCAAAAGAAAAACGCATTTTTTCAACATAGTAATAAGTTTAAATGATTAAAAAAAAAGTTATGATCAGGACAATGGAATTAAAAATGCCCTTGGTTTAAAAACTCTCTGAGACTATTTTCGTAGGCTTTGATGTACTCTATAGCCTCCGGTAATAAGACCTTGTTGAATTTATTCAATTCTTCTGATATATATTTTAGGGCATTGTAATTCTGTTTTTTGAAGACGGATCTGGCAGGGTCTTCAAATGTATCAATAAACTGTTCTGCTACAGAATGACCATGACGAAAGGATATAATTGCCACCAAAAAATCTTTTACTGAATCTTCCATGCTATTATTATTTTACAATGTCATCAAGTTTTTTGAGACATTCGTTAAAGAAATATTTTTCCAAATCTGCACGTTGTAATTCCAACATAGCTTCCACTATGTGAAATAGAGACATTTTACCGTCAATTACGGTATAATGTTCACGAATCATTTTCAGAGCATTAATAATTTCGTCTAAGGAGAAGACACTTGTATAGAAATCCGGTTCTATTGTGCATTTTGCTGTCATACCATCAATTTCAGATAGCATTTTAACCATGTCATTAAACTTGCAATTGATGAACAGATTCGTCAAATCCTCCGCTTTATGAGAGATAGCCTCCTCCAGGTTTTTTAGATTTTTCATACTTTTTGGTTTTTTAAGTTATTAAAATAGTTATCAATAATGTAATCAATCTCATCCTCATCAATTGTTTCGTCTTCACAGTCAAATTCGTAGTCTTGACAGCCCGAATTAAACTCTTCTATTGTGGGTATTACAAAGGTACCCCCAATCATATTAACTGTGTTTTGAAAATGTATTTTCCGAGGCTGACCATTCATGGTCTCCTCAACAATGTACTCAATAATATCACTCATATCACATTAAATTTAATTGTTACAAAATCGGTCAAAAGACCTTCTTCTACTTTTACTAATTCCATAATACCGGCATCAACAGTATTGAAAAATGAACCTATTGATGACTTGTACTGCCGGAAGTCTTTTTTAAAATCCTCTCCATTACCAATGTCATACTTTCGTAGTTCAACAGCAGTAGCATCATTAACAGAACTTCTGAAGGTTAATTTAATACACAACATAATTTTATATTTTTTCAATTTTAATAATCTCCCAATCAAATCTGATTTGGGTTTTCTGACAAAACTCATGAACATACTTTACATTTTTCGTACGTTCAACAACAGCTGTTCTCTGATACTCTGACTTATACTTTTTGGTACGTACGTCAGTACATCCGGAGAAACGGTCTCTAAGGGTGATTCTAAGCTTCTTCATAGCGATGTTTTTTAAAGGTTATTTAATCAACTGTACCATTACCGTAGTACAGATTCATTTTTACAGATTCGGATAAATTTGCATACCATTTTTTGTACTCTTCTATATGTCTGTAATAAACCAATTCGTAACTACAGCCATTGCAGTACCTTAACTTTCTGTTTTCTGACTCAAGCCTGAAGAAAACATCCTCAAGCGTTTCTGCTTCCCAAACAACATCTGTCACTACAGCTACAGTTGAACGGTAACTGAATCCGCATTCCGTTCTGACTGATTTGTACTCCTCACTATTTTTTCTGATTTGCACCTTCATTTTTTTTGCTTTGTAGTACAGCAGGAATCACCCTGCTGTACTGATTAATTAATATATTTTGCCAGATCCTACAATCATTTTTTCCAATCATCTCTGTAACTCTGACAAGCTTCTGCTACTTCTCTTAATACATGGTTGTAGCTGTCAGCAAATTGCTTTCCTTTGTGGAAAGTATCACAAGGTTTTTGTGTACCAATACTTTTACAACATTGAATGCTGTAAGAAAGTAATGGAGTGAAAATTGGATTTCCATTGTCATCATTATTTAACCATATTTTGACATTAACTCTATTTAAGTTTAATGTAATTTGGCTAAAATTATAACTCCATAAACCATGATATTCCGTTTCTGCAATCCACAACAATTGCTTCTCTATGTCTTCAACTGACAACCCCAATAGACCTCTCTGTCCGGTAGAACTATCAAAAGAATTTGAACATTTTCTGTTGTGCAATGCCAATACAGAATGATAAAAAGGTAACGCTATTTTCAACAATGCCTCTTTGTTTTTTTTACCTTTCATTTTCAAATCTAATTTAGCCAAATCTACCTTGTTTGCTTTCTCATCTTGAATTTGGAATAGGCTTTCTAAATTTATTTCGTACTTCATAATTATTAATATTTGATTGTTGTTTAAAATTATTTTTTTGTTAAATCACCATAGCTATTGACATACTCATTTGCCTGATCAACAGTATAAGTATATTCAACAGCGTTCTTATGTAGTGCTATAGCTAAGATATTACCTTTATCTTTTGCATCTGATGTATTGTGTAAGGATATCAATTTAACAGCATCTGAAACGCATCTAATTGTATGTATGTTAAAGCTAAAATAACAGAGAGTTGATAACTTAAAACCTTCGCAAAACAATGTAGCTATGTAATAAGTCAAGTCATCTTGACCATTTTCTGTAACGTTAACTTTGGTAATGTCTATTTTAAAATTCATTTCCATTTGATTTGTAGCACAGCAGAACTATTCTGCTGTGCTGATTAAAAAGATGTTTTTACTTTACCTTAAGCTTTGCTTTTATTCCTTCCGACCATGACCATGTTTTGAATCTATCTTGTACAAAGCTTTCAAAGGCAACAATCTCCTCTTCTGTAAACTCTTGAAAAAATTCTATATCTGCAATCTCAAATTCATTGAAGGATACATCAAAACTGCCACAAAGACCGGAGTTTTGAAATCTAAAATTAATTTGACTGTCCGTAGTTTTCTCGAAAAATACCATAATAGTAATAAGTTTAAATGATTAAAAATTAAATTTTGCAAATGCCAGCTGAAGTACTAATGCTTTAAATAAGCAATAGTCTTTATCTCCGGATTCCAACATTTTCTGCAATCTTCACATCTATGAGAAGATTCTTTTCGTGTAGCATGACAGACATTTCCTTCCATTGTAAGAGAAGGCAACATCTCTTCATTATCAATCACAATGCTGTTCTGCGATTTGGTTTTTACTTCCTTAATGCTGTTGTTCATGTGGGCAGAAAACCTTACCACAAGGTTAACCGGAAGACTTCCGGAAAACTTCTTAACAATTGAATACTCTCTTGTAGGTAACCAAAATTTGACATCCGGCAACATCTCTGCAATAAAGCAGATGTCTGCAAAATGTTTTACTGATTGCAAATCGCCGGAATCATGCCATCTGAAATAACCGGAATCACAGTTCTTACCGTGATTGAAAATAGCTATAGATAAGACCATAGATTCTCTCCAAAACTTACCTTGTAACGTTTCAAATCTACGATATAATGCATCTTTTACGTTACTGAAATTGTATCTGCCTCGCAAGGCATAACATTTTTCACAAGTACTACCAACTACATTTACTAATTTGCTTCCGACCTTGCACTCCCAAGCAGGAATATTGTATGCGAAAGACGGCATTTTAGAGGGTGAAGATAAACCTCCATTATAACCTTGCAAAACTTTTTTGACTTCAGCTTTGGATGTACAATTGTCTAATAGACTGATTAAAAATTGAAAATTTGGCTGTCCTGAAAACTGCTGATATTTTTTTCTCCAAGTCATAATACTGATAATTTAAGTTAATGAATAAATGAATAATTGTAGGCAAGGCAGATTCGAACTGCCTCAAATACCATATACCTATTTATAAGCTATGCAATCGTACTTATCAGAATATGCCTTCTGTTGTCCGGTAATGCTGTGGATTATCTGTATGTTTGCCTCTCTCCGGATTGTCTCTCTATACTCGTATTCTGCTGTCTTACGTTCGTCTTCAAATAGAGTAATAATTGCAGTCAAAAGATTCTCCTCAAGAGATAAAGAATTGTAGAATGTTACCTTTTCTTCAGAGATAACTTGCATAACTGTTGTAACTGTCTTTGGATAATTCATAGTATTGATATTTTAACTGTTTAAAAAAATTATGGATCCAATCAAATTTTTACTCCCTCAAAGCTGAGGAAGTATTATATTTTGTACGTAATCACAAATCTGTTTTGGACATAGATTGCGTATTGCTATTTGGTGTTTTATATTGCTGTCATTCCAAAATTCAAAACCAATAGCTGATAGCATCTGAAAAAGCTTGTCTTCTGCTGTCTCAAAATCCTCTCCATTTGCTATTGCATCTCTTGTTTCGGCAATAGCTTTGCCAATAGAATGCTTGTTAGGTTTAAAGGTCTTATTGATAAACTTAACTACTTCTGCATAATCTGTTGAAATGAAATGATTGTCAGCAAAGTCATTATCTGTTATTGAAAACGAATTGAATAACTCTTCTTCTGAATTGTCTACAAAACTGTTTGGTAACATGATAATTATCATTTTATCTGCTGTTACTTCAAATTCAATGCTGTCAACAAGGTCATTACCATAACTGTTGTCGTACCAACATTGATTTGTATCTTTGTTGAACATTTCCAATAATTGAGATGTCATCTGTGGGGTGTGTAATCCTGCTGTAAATTTAGTCATAATTGATATGTTTTTAGTTGTTTGAGATTAATTGCGCTATAGCTATAATTAAAGCGCAATAGTTAAGAATAAGGATAATTGCTACAATTCTGTCTGCAAGTTCATGTTTGTTCATTTTTGGTAAATTTTATAGAAATTAGTAAATAGATTTTCAAATTTTGTGTTATTGATATTCATTTTTTCGAATGTCCAATTCGGTGATATCCTTGGATTGAAACAGATTTGAACATCTGTTTTTACCTTCAATTCTGTTATGCTGTAATCAGCACAAACAATCCATGCACAGCGTTCTTTGTGAACACCCTTATCTCTGCCGTTATAGATATGCTGAGAACGTGACAAAGCATTGTGCAAATAACAGTCAGACATCTCTATTGTATTTTTTGTGCCGTCTATATAACCTATCACTTTTCCAAGCTTAGTATTACCTTCGCATTCTCGGATTTGGAAAAATCCTTTTACTGACTGTTTTTTGCCTTCATGCATGACCTTGGTTGTACCTAAATGTCTTCTTATTGCGTAATTCATAATTGATATATTTTATCTGATACACTAATCAGATTTTCAAAATTAGTGTTATTAATATTCATTTTTTCGAATGTCCAATTTGGACATTTCCTTGGATTGATACAGATTTCAACAGCTGTTTTTTCTCTCAATTCTGTTATGCTGTAATCAGCACAAACAATGTACGCACAAGGACGTTTTTTTGGATAACGTCCGGAATGTATTTTTTCGCTTATGTTAATGTTGTTGTACAAAAAACAATCTGTCATTAATAGACTGTTTTTTGTGCCGTCAACATAACCAACAACATCACCTTGTTTGTTGTTTGCGAGGCATTCACGGATTTGAAAATGTCCGTGATTTTTACCTTGTCCGAGATGTAATCTAATAGTATACATGGTTATAATTTAAGCAAAAATGTATGTAATGAACTTCTTAACAAGGATATAAACAACCGGCAAAATAAGTAGATTAAACATAGTAATTAAGTTTTAATTGTGTAGTAATAAGTAAGAAGGATATAAGACCATTATAGTAATCACAATACTAATTATCGGTAAGCTGTATATCATGGTAACACCTTTGTGCTACACTCTCTATGTTACAAAGATAAGGTAAAGTATATCACAATGTCAAATTAAACACAAAAAAAGATTTAAAACTGAAAGGCAGAAAACCCTGAAGACTGCTACTTAATGTCCGGATAACCAACAAGTTAAGGCAGTAAAACGGCATAAAATAGCTATTGAAAATAATTATATAAGCAATACCAAAACAGCCAAAAACAGCACAAAACAGAGATAATCTGACTATATGTATAGATTTAGTAGTTAATGCCTCTGACACGTCACAGAGGCAGTTTAAGACATCCGGACATAATGACAGAGATATATACAAAAGCAGGTTTTCGCTACAGCTTGCGAATGTAAATAGCTGAAAGCCAGGCGAGTATGTGTCTATTTAACATAATGTAAATTATAGGCGCTTTTGAGAAGCGTTATACAGAAAACGTTGACAATGAGGCAGATACGCACAAAAAAAGAAAAAAACCGGACAGAAACAAACCCCACCCACCAAAAAAAAATCGATTCCGGTTTGCCTGATCAGGCCCCCTAATTTTTCTTAACAATGTGGGTAACACCCCATACACGCTAATTTAAAAGATATTTATCATTTTGTTTGTAAAATTGCTGTATAAGTCGTAAATTGCCAAAAAACGGGATATTTTTTAATAATTTCGAACATTAACTTACTGAATAATTAACGACAATACCCTTAAAATCAAACGTAAAGACAAAACCATAGGGCAACCCCCCGATCCTGCAAAGAGTCGCTATTTGCCCCCAAATTTTGAGGATCATCCGGTATTCCTTTTTTATGGTTACTATCCATTAAGGTTAGAAATGATATATTACCTGGATTACTTATAAGAAAAAACCTTTAGTTATATGAACGTACTTTCTCTCTTTGACGGCATGAGTTGTGGACAGATAGCCATTAACAGAATTGGCTTGAAGTGCGACAGGTATCTTGCCTCTGAGATTGATGTATATTCCATGTCAGTAACAAAGGAGAATTATCCGGACACAGAGCATATAGGGTCTGTGGTAGACATAGACACATCCTTACTGCCTGAGATCGATTTATTAATTGGAGGGTCACCATGTCAGAGTTTCAGTTTTGCTGGGACGAGAAAGGGAATGGCTACGAGTTGCAGTGTGGACATATTGAGTTTAGAACAGTATCTCCAATTAAAGCAAGAGGGGTTTGAGTTTGAGGGACAGAGTTATTTATTTTGGGAATACATGCGAATATTAAAAGCTGTAAACCCTACATATTTTTTATTGGAGAATGTCCGGATGAGTGAGAAGTGGCAGAGGGTATTGAGCAGGGCCATAGGTATAGACCCGATAATGATAGACAGTTGTTTGGTAAGTGGACAGAGTCGCAAGCGTTTGTTTTGGACTAACATAGGCACACAGTGCAACAATTTATTTGGTATAGCGGAGCCAGGGATAGGACAGCCTGAGGACAGGGGAATATTGTTACGGGACATATTGCAGGGAGAGGAAGAAATAGCAGACAAGTTTTATTTGAAGGAGGCTGCGTTGAAGTATATGAGCAGGGAGCGTAATGGGCGTGTGCGTTATGAGTATCACAAGAATGAGGTAGATGGTAAAGCTGGGTGTTTAACGGCAAATATGTGGAAGGGAGTACCATATGGGGTGGTACGTTTAGATGAATGTAAGCGATCGAAGGCGATACAGCGAAGCGTGAGCAGGGATAAGAGTACGCCTATAGATGCGAGTTACTACAAGGGGTTTGGCATGCGTTTGGGTATTTGTCGGCAGGTAGTAGCTGAGGAGGGGCGTGTAAGGCGTTTAACACCAATGGAGTGTGAGCGATTGCAGACTGTACCGGATAATTACACGAGTGGTGTATCGGATTCACAGAGGTATAAGATGTTGGGCAATGGGTGGACTGTTGATGTGATTGCTTATATATTGGGTCATATGGACAAAAAAAGGTTAAAACCCCGTAAAAACGGCAAGTAACTAAAAGTTTAGTTAATAAAAATAATAGAGATGGGAGTAGTAATAGTATCAGACCCGGGAGATGAGCAGGATTATATATACGCCAAAACGGACAGCGAATGAATTTTTATCTTCAGGCCATTAATGTATGTGGCCGTCAGCCAAAGCGGTTTATGGGCATTCAGTATAATTGGAGCAAGCCGTTAGTAGATTTAATAAGTTTACACATAGTTGACGAGAATGGAAAGGAGTTATTTTTGTTAAGTCGGGATTTTAATATAGATTGGGCGTGGAAGCGATTGGACAGGGGGTTATATGGTAGTCGTGGAGATGTATTTATGATGTTATACCGCAGGTATGTGCCGGAGGTGTACCGAAAGAGTTTACCATTTAATTTGGCTACCATGCGTTGGATTCGAAGCCGTTACGGTTTAGGGGTTGACAGTATAGTTGAGGAGGTAATGAATTTCACTGTTAAAGCGATGATACCGGAATACGCTAAGAATGTGACATACCTGGAGGATTTGATGAATTTGAAGTTAAAGGGGGGTCCAGTATTTTGGGCATATAACAGTGACAGTGACTGGATAGGGTTTAGTCAGTTATTTGGGGGGGTCAGGAAATTGCCAGTAAGTTATCCGAGATATTGTTTAAGTTTGAAGCAGGAATTGATGAGGGCATCGGAGGTTTGTTATAGGGGTGAGGACAAGCCATGGTTTAAGGATAAGGATGTATATGAGATTAGCAGGTTTATAAAGGGGATGGTACCTCTGGGAGGGGGGAGGATACGGGATGCGATGTGGGTTATGGAATTACATGATATAGTAAAACGGGTACAAAAAGTATAGCTATGGGATTAGATTTAGAAGGATCTGAGGATAACAAGCATTTGAGTATGTTAATCATACGGTTGGATTTCATCAAGAACGACATAGATGGCAGTGAGGAGTGGGATAGGCATGTTGAGTGTATAGAGGAAGTTCAGGCTTATTTATATAAACAGGTAGAAAAATATGAAAAAGAAAAAGAAGGTAATTAAGAAAAAGGTTAAAAAGTTAAATAAGAAAGTTTCAAAGAAGAGTAAACGTTTAAAATATTAGACGATGAAAAGGATAAGGGACAAGATATCTGAGTGGGGTTATCTACCAGGGGCGGTTATAGCTGTTGTGTGGGCGTTGGTATACATTGTTTATAAGTTTTTACAATTAATGTGATGGCAAAGTATGATTTATCAAAGCCTATGCGGATTGCACAGTTTGAAAAAAGGATTAAGTCTTTAATGGCAAAGAATTGTTTAGTTGAGTTGAGGGAGTTAACTATTCGGAGTCTTAGTCAGAACAATTACTTACACCTGATACTGTCTTTTTATGGATTGGAGTTTGGGTATAGTCTTAATTATGTAAAGCGGAATATATTTAAAGCATTGATTAATCCTACTATGTTTATAGTTGAAAAGGTAAATGAGAAGAATGGGGAAGTGTATAAGGATTTGCTTAGTACGTCAGAGATATCAAAAACGGATATGATAATTGCTATAGACAGATTTAAGAATCATTCAGCTAAGGGAGGATTAGTTCTTCCGGATCCATCTAACTTAATCTACCTTAGAGAAATTGCAGAAGAGATAGATATGGCAAAAAGATATTTATGATACAAGGCAGGCTTGATATTAATTAATTTAATTTAACCGTCCGGGATTTGATAATTCTTTATTGTCGGCCTGTCTTTTTAAGTTATAGGGAAGGGGAGAAACTATTTTTATTTAATTTATTTATTTAATTACGGGTTGAAAGGTTTGTTGAGACTAAATTAAACTGCCCCCTTCCCTTGTTTAAGATAATTATGGCAGATGTTAATAGGTTGTTGTTTGTGGGTTATGAGACATATATGTTCCTGAGGGAGAAGTTTGAATTAAAGAGGGATGAGTATAATTTGTTGTATTCCATTTCTGTTGCAGACTTTGTACGGGATGACATTAAGGAGGTTATAGCACAGGTGGGGATAAAGGAGAAGAGGGGGATTGATATAGTGAGGATGTTATTGGCTCAGGGGTTTATCTTAAATGTGACAAAGGCCAGGGCAGTCAGTCATGGTATTTTTAAGATTACTGCCAAGGGGAGGCATGTCTTCCAGCAGGTTGACATATTTTTTACTAAGATGATGCGAGGATGAAGTTGCACATAGACATAAAGGGAAGTGTGGCACGTGTGAAGGTACGTGGCAGGGGAACGGACATGGTGTTTGATGTTAGTGGAGTTGATGGTAAGGATGCTATGGATAAGGCGTTGATGCGCTTATATCATATATATGTGAAGGGCATAAAAAAAGGGTAGGGTCCAATCCCTACTCTTTTAAAGATATTAATGTGCGAAGTTTCCTACCTTCAAAAATAATTAAATAAATGCACATAATATCATTGGTGCAAATATAGTAAATAATTAATTAAATACATAAATAAACACATAAAGCATGGAAAAGGGAATAGAAAACTTAAAGAAGGTAATTATTTGGCATACTGATTTGATTGACGAGATTTTTAAGTTGGTAGACAAGAAGAAGGGCAAGAAGGTAACCGGATGGGTGGCCTTGAAGTTTATTGACAATTTGTTTCAGTTGTTTCCTATTATAGGGAATTACAAGGAGATAGGAGCAGAGTGGCAGGATTTGGATGAAGCTGAGAAGAGGCAGATTCAGGCGTTGGTAAAGACTGAGTTGGATATTGACGATGCGTTCACTGAGGAGTTAGCGGAGAGGTTGTTTTATATTATTATAGAGATTGGTGATTTCATTCAGTTTGTTGTAGAGGCTAAGGCTAATAAATGATATATCCGGGCATTGAGAGGCGAATTTATAAACGGGGGTTTTCTTTTGCTGTCTTTCTTTGTCCGGAGTTTTAGTTATGGGAAGGATAGAGTTTCGCATATCGAAGTATGAGAAGTTCCTGGAAGCGTTGAGTGAGATGTACGGGGGTTGCAGCACGGGGGTTTCATTGTCTGATCGAAAGGTATGGTTTCGTGTAGACGGGACCAAGGTATGGCTGGACATAAGGTTTAAGAAGCACTACGAGAATAAGTACTATGAGGGGGTTAAGTTTATGACCTATGGTGTTGATTGGATACGAGTTATCCGTATTGGTCATGAGGTGTTGAAGTATGATTTGTATGCGTATGATATGAATGTTCCTGTGAGGGACCATATACATGAGGATAGTAATCTGTATAGTTTTTTGATTTTTTTAAGGGGAGTAGCAAATAGTAAATTATTAATAAAATAGATATTATGTCAGTTAAAGAGAAGAGTATTATAACGAGAAAAGTCCTTGTGGCTAATGTTGATGCCATTGAGGCTTATTTAAGTAAGGACAATGGTAAGTTCAGGTTCTGCCAGGAAGATAACAAATATTATACAGAGGGGGCGCAGAAGGGGGTTCCATTGCATCTTGTTCGTGGGTATATGAGTAGGCTGTTGGTGGTGTATGTGGATCGTCACAACTTTGAGGTTACAATAAATACTGTACCTTTGACTCGTGGTGCGCAGAGTGGTGTTGTTGTGGAGAGCAATAAGACTATGATCAGGAAGCCTGAGTTGTTCTTTGAGTTGTTAAAGGAGAAGCAGTTGGAGTATGAAAAAATTGTTGAACACATGCAAAATCAGAAAAGGTAATGGGACATTCAAAACATTTGTTGATTAGGGGCAGGGAGGAATATGTATCGGGTTTAGTTAAGGAGTTAAGTGATGTTATTGTTAGCACTATGGGTCCGGGGGGCGATATCGCTCTGATACAGACGGGTAGTGGCACTATGGCTACAAAGGATGGGGTGACGGTTAGTAGGCATATTGCACCACGTGACAGCTTTTCGTCTATGATTAGTCGTTTGATTATTGATGCTGCCAATCGTACTGTTAAGGAAGTTGGAGATGGCACTACAACTACGGTGTGCCTGTTGTCGGCTCTGTATAGTTTGTGGGTACATAATTATCGTGAGCAGTTCTTTGACAAGAGGCAGTTCTTGATTGGCATGGATGAGGCTGTCAAGGATGTGTTGTCGTTGATGAAGGAAGGGGGAAGGAGTGTTTATAATAGGGATGGTATTTGCAAGAACACTCTGTGCCATGTGGCACGTATTGCCTGCAATGGTGACAATACTACAGCAGACATGATTAGTGATCTGGTGTATAGTGTTGGTGCTAATGGGCGTGTGATGATTAAAAAGAATATTGGTTCTGTGACTTATACTGAGAGGGAGAGTGGCTATACCTTTGATACGGTGTTGTTGGGAAGACAACACCTTCGTGACCGTACCAAGGGTGAGACTGTTTTGATAAACCCTTTGTTTATGTTGTCTGCGGATGTATTTGAAGACGATGTTGATATTGTTCCTGTTATTGATGCTTGGTTGCGTAGCAGTGAGTTGAAGGATGAGAATGGTGCTATACGGCCACTTGTTATTGTTACTACGGGATTGACGGGTGCTGCCCGAAGCTTTATCAGTGCCAATGCTGACCAGGCACCTGTTTATGTAGTATCACCACCGCTGGGTGGCGAGGAGGGATGGGAAGTGATGACAGATATTCAAGATCTTACGGCAACGCATCAGGTGTATCTGAAGGCAGGGGGAAAGCCTGTCCGAGATGCCTTTGGTGCTGACTTTGAGCCGGAGGATGAGATGGAACTGCCACAGCCGTGGAAGGAGTTTGGTAGTGCTTCCAAGTGTATATTGAGTCCTACTAAGTGTAGTATTATTCCGGATAAGGAATATAGTTCAGATAGTCGTGTGGCTTTGATACAGGCACGTATTGCCAAGAGTCAGAGTGAGAGGGAGATAGAGTTCTTGCAGCAGAGGATTGCTGCATTGCTTGGAGGAGTTGGAGTTGTCTATGTGGGTGCAGATTCTGATGCTGAAGCAGATAAGCTTGAGCATGCTATTGATGATGGTCAGAGGGCATGCTTTACTGCTCTGAAAGGAGGGGTTGTAGCTGGAGCAGGAAGGAGTATGTGGTTTGCCAGTGTTCATCTTTCTAACGTAGGAAATGTTGCTTTGAATTGTTCTGACGAGGACCACGTGGAGGCGAGTTATTGGAATGGGTACAACCTGGTGCTTCAGGCATTAGCTATTCCTGCGTGTCAGATTATTGCCAACTACCTTGGGTGTGCTAAGTTTGAGGCAGGACAAAAGCTTGAGGAGTTGGAGCATGATGAAGACTTAATGTCATCCAGATGGCGTGGATGGGAAGCCAATGGCAGACTTGTAGATGACATGTTTGATGCAGGGATAATTGACCCTTATCTTGTCTGTCAGTCGGCTATAAAAAATGCATCGAGTGTTGCAAAACAATTGATTCACTGTAAGTATGTGTTAATAGAGGATAAGGGCGATGAAGGGTTTATAGGCGCACCTGGGGAGCAAGTGGATGAGCGTATTAATACGGATGATGTTCGGGAGTTATACAAGAGATTAGATTTATTAAAAGCAAATAAAGAAGGAAACGCATGGCACGGATAAAAGCAAGAGAGGGATATGTTCTGTTAGAGGATGTGTCTGTTCGCCTTAGGGGCGTTAAGAAGTTTCATGAGGTTCGTCATCGTCAGCCACAGCTGGCTATGATAATAGAGTTTACTAAGCCATCTGGAGAACAGTTCATTCCATGGGATGAACAGATTAGTGTTGGCATGGTGGTGTTAAAGCCTGTAACACAGAAGTATGAGTTTGATGATGGCCAGGGGAGAAGGTTGTTGGTATGCCATCATTCGGATATAAAGGTGTTCTTTGACAAAAACGACAATGATGAAGCCGGACCATATTAGTAGTAACCTTGTAATGGTTCGCCCCGAAGCACACATGAACAAGATTGGTGAGTGGCAGATATTTGATATTCATTCACCTGCCCATCACCATTCTGTTCGTGGCAGAGTGGTTAAGGTTCCGGATAACCTGTATTGTGCAGGAGACCAGATCCGAAAGCTTGACAGGGTGCAGAGATGCGATGAGGTGATTAAGAATAAACAATTTATCGCTTCAAGGAGTCTTGAGTTTGGAACAAAAATGGAGTTGGAAGTAGGAGATGAGGTAATATTTCGTTATATTATACATACCGAGTGCATGGCACAGGGTTGGTATTGGCATGAAGAAGGGGAAGAGGTTCCCTGTCTGTTTATGCCGTATGACAGTATCTTTATGGTTATTCGGGATGGGAAGCGGATAATGGTAAATGGGTGGCTGTGGGTAGAGCCAGTACAGGTTTCCAAGGATGAAGTTGCCAATGATGTAGGCATGATTATAGCGGAGCAGGGTAAGAAAAAGATAGGCAGTGGAATCGTAAGGCTTGCAGGAAGCTGTAACAGTAGTTACCTGTACGAGGCAGGTAGTGATCTGGATGATGTGAAGGAGGGAGATTCTATAGTGTTTAAAAAGACTGCAGGGGTAGGCGTTGAGTGGTTCTGTCATCAGAGCCTCAACAGCGGAAGGTATCCGTACTACGTCATGCAGAGAAAAGATATCTTAGCAATTATTTGACTTTGTGGTCAATTGTGTGTTTCTGGGGTGCAGATTGCGGTCTGCGCCCGTTTTAAAAAGTTAGTATGAAAGAACAGGAATTTAGTGGTATGGAGTTTAATCCCTTTGAGCCGTTTGGCGAGACCTTCATGTGCAAACACTTTAAAAGGTTAGGTAAGATAGAGGCATTTAGCTATCTGCCAGCGGAGTACAAAGAGGCAGGATGGAAGAAAAACAACATCGACCGAATGCTAAGATTTGTAGTAGTGTTTATAGACCCACAGTCACCACTATTTGAGGAGAGGGATTTCATGAAACGCAGGAAGCTTGCAAAGAAGGTGATAGGGATTAAGAAGGATGATGTGGAAAATGCAGAGATAGAGGACGAGGCAGAGGTCTTTCAGGAATTAACATACGAATACTTCAGGTTAATCCACGCTACTAACTACGAGCAATGGTTTACTTATAAGATGCAGATTGCAGATTTCAATAAGTATCTAAGGACTCCTATTGAGAAGTCTGCGCAGAAGGTGGCACAGGAAGTAAATGCCCGTAAGAGTCTTATGCAACAGATAGGGTCGTTTACAGAAGAGATGCAGAAATTAGAGAATGTGATATTTAATGATGACAGGTTAGCTAAAATGATTAATGAAAAGGCTGTGCAAAACTCAATAGGAGGATATGCAGAGCGATTTGCAGATGAACCAGAATGGCATTAAACGAAAAATTATACACAGCAGAGTGGGATTTTGAAAACCCATATGATGTCACACCCATTGACGGGTTTGACATTCCCGTCTCCCTCCCCAAGAAACCACCAAAAACTTACTTTAATAATATGAACAAGGCCGTATCAAATCAAAAGTTTGAACGGGAAGTAATACCAAAGGATCTTATGAGGTGGCCGGAGAGGCTGCGAGATAAGTTTGTGGAGAGGATGTATCACAAAAGACGGAACGGGGAATGGTGGATGATTAAAGGAAAAGAAGTGTACATCACGGGCAAGTATTGGTTTTACCTGAACTTCTGGTGGACAGAGTCGGGGATGTTCCCAGAGTTCAGAGAAGGGGATATGAACTTCTACCTCGTGTGGGAGCATTGCTGTAGGGATGAAAATTGTTATGGGATGTTGCATATAAAGGGCAGACGTATGGGTGATACTGAAAAGGCTCTGAATCTTGTGTGGGAAAAAAGTTCCGGCACACGATATACATGGTGTGGCATGCAGAATGTGAAGGAGGATGATGCCAAAGATAACTTTATACGTATCGTTCATGCACACAATAAGATACCGTGGTTCTTCAAGCCTATCATGAAGGGTAGTTCCGCTCCGACAAAGGATATGGAGTTTGATTATCCGGAAGAGATATACTCCCGAAAGAAGCTTAAAGAAAAGAAGAAGCGTGGAGATATAGACTCGCAGGGAGACCTGATACACAAGTATAGTCCTATACAGAGCCGGATAGATTACGAGACTTCCGTTAAAGGGAGATATGACGGTAAGAGGCTTGCGATCTGGCATTTGGATGAGCCTGGCAAGATTACAGCCTTTGATGTCAACGAGCAGTGGAGTATCATAAAACCTGCCCTTGCTCTGCAGAACGGGGTAAAGATAATTGGTAAGGCATTGTGGACAACAACGGTTGAAGACTTTGAGAGTGCTAAGACGATGCAGAATATACAAAAGACATGGAATGATAGTGACCCCTCTAATAAAAATAAAAATGGCAGGACCAAGTCAGGGTTGTACAGGTACTTCAGAAATTGTATCTATGCCTTTACTGTAGACGAGTGGGGATTTCACGATAAGGAGGCGTGTATAGAATTTGTCAATAACGAGAAGGAATCGTTTGAACAGATGACAGACTGGGACGGGTTAGCAGACTTTATGCGTAAACATCCGTTGAGTATAGAGGATGTGTTTAAGCCTCCTCACAACGAGTGTGTGCTGTTTCCGGCACTTCTTGATAAGAGAATGACACAGATAGATACTAACAAAGCTGGAAATGGAGGAGATGTTTCTGCAACAGGAACACATGTTAAACCGTTAGAGATAGCAGGGGACTTTGTGTGGACAGGAGGATTCGGAGGAGAGGTTATGTGGCTTCCATCTAAGAATGGCAAGTGGAGAGTGTCACACTTTCCGGATAAGCCTAACAACTTCTTTAAACAGGCAGACGGTCTGCCACGACCAGGAAATGATAATCAGTACACGTTTGGAGTTGACCCGATTGACCATATGGCAGAGAAAGGAGAAGGATCTGATGGTGGCGGTGCTATATATAGAAGGTATAACGAAATAGTGGATGGCAATCTTGATAAGGACGAAGAAGGTGAAGTGGCCGAGTGGGATATGTGGAAAATGCAGACAGACAGGTTTGTTGCTGATTACATGGATAGGCCGGACAATCCATACGAGTACTTTGAGGAGATGCTGAAAGCAGGTGTGTACTATGGTGTGCCTGTGTTTCCGGAAGCGAACAGGGGGTCGATAATCCCTTGGTTTTATAGCAAAGGGTTTAAGCATTACATAAAAGGAAGACCCAAAGAAACACACATAGATCAGAACAAAAAGAAAAGAAAAGCGTTTAGAAAAGAAAAAGGAATCAAAGCAAACACAGCAATTATACATCTTTACACGCAGGAATTAAAGAAGCATGTGTTTAGTCGGTGGCAGACAATCCACCACAAGAGGATAATAAATGATTTCAGACAATATAATGTAAAGAACAGGACGTACCGAGATTTAACGGTTGCATGTGGCATGGCACTTCTTGCTGCCATGGATATGAAAAAAGAGGCAGGGGCAGTGGTTAAAAAAGATTGGAACGGTCTACCGTTGAAGAAAAGAAAACGAAGGGTATGATGGCAGGAGCATGGGTGGTGTTGCATACAATATTTGCAGCAATACAACACACAAGTAAGAATTATATTGAGTTAAAAAGTTTTAAAGAAGACTTAAAAGAAATATTAATTTATATATTAATGTGTATCGTAGTGTTTAGTTATGGGTACCCTATACATTTAGCAGTGGTCATGTCTTGTGTAATTGGTTGTTTTTATGTATTTTGTGCAATGGGTTGGAAAATCTTTGCTATATTAACACCTCTACACTGGCGTTGGGCCTCCTTTATGGGGTTCAATAATCTATTCATTTCAGGAACATTAGCTTTTTTATTGTACATATGTTATGGTTGAAACACAGAAATACATAGGAGAGAAAGACTATAAGTCTGGAAAATACAAAATGCCCAATCGGGCATCTCAAAAAGACGATAAGTTCTATCTCAAGATGGCAAAGTATATGTGGTCACAGTACGTGAGCAATTCCAGTGCTATAAGTTATGGTGGCTATAGTTCGACTTCCGGAAAAAGTTTTGTAGAGTTGAGGCTCTATGCCCTTGGTCAGCAAGACAAGTTACGATACATGGAACTGTTGGACGATTGTGATGAGTTCACACAGGAGGGATATCTGAATCTGAATTGGGACATAGTCCAGATCCTTCCAAAGTTTACTGACATCGTAAAGGGTAAACTTGCAGGGATGGACTTTGAGATGAACACCCAGGCTATCGATGCGGTATCAAACAAGAAAAGGCTAAGGAAGTCCAACAAGATGAAAATCCTTGCAAACCCTCAGATGCAAGAGTTTATGAAAAAGACGGGGTTTCGGCCAAAGGGCATGAAACTGCCTTCGTATATAAAATCCGTGGAAGACGTAGAAGTCTATGTAAAAATGGGAGGGGTTAAGCTGGAATATGAGATGGCGATGAGAGATGCCATAGAAAGCACAAAATATGAAAGCCGTTGGGATACACTGAAAGATAAGATAGTAGAAGACGTAATTACTTTGGGCATATGTGCCATTAAAACTAAATGTCATGAGAAGACTCACAAGGTTATTGCAGACTATGTAGACCCTCTGTATCTTGTTATACAGCCATCTAAGTATGCAGACTATCGTGATAGCACATGGGCAGCGGAAATAAGAACCGTTACGATTGGCCAATTAAGAATGGAGTCCAATTTAACCGAAGGAGATATCCTTGAGATTGTAAAAAAATATAGAGGGCAACGTGGGAACTCAAAGACATACGATGTGCCAACGGGAATAGAATGGGAGAAGTCCTACCAAAACGACTATGACTTTGATACAACACAGATTTCTTATAATGACTTTACGATAGACGTTATGGAGAGTTACTTCATAGCTAAAGACGTAGAAAGATACATTGTAGGAGTCAGAGAAGACGAGGGGAACTACATCTATGATAAAGTAAAAAGGAACGCAAAGCTTAATAAAAAACAAAAAAAGTCGGGAAAGAATACAGAGGACAATATTATACAGAAGTGTTACAAGTGCTTCTGGGTGATAGGGACAGACTATCTGTATGACTGTGGCGAGGAGTACGCTATCGCTAAAGCTGAGAAAGATGGCGTGAAAGAAGCACTACTTCCTATTCAAGTTTACTCAAACAAAACAAAAAGTATAGTGGAGAGATGTATATCCTTTGTAGATGATATACAGCTTGCTACACTGAAGAAAAGAAATGCCCTATCTAAGATGGCTCCTGGGCCACGCATGATTATAGATAAAAGTATTCTAAGGGATTCTGTAGATATTGGTGGACAACAATATTCAATGTTGGACTTGCTGTCGGTATATAGCAAGTCGGGAGTTATGATCGTAGAATCCAGGCCGGAATACGAAGGTGACGAAGGGGCCAGCAACAGAAGACCATTTGACTTCATGCCGTCCGGAGTCATGGAGGATATTAATATCTTCCTTCAAGAGATATCTCATAACGTAGACCTTATCAGGCAGGTCACAGGTATAAATGAAGTGGCTGACGGTAGTACACAGAAACAGGACATGTTGGTAAAAGTCATGGAGGGATTAAATGCAGCAACCAATAACGCCTTGAGGCCACACTTCAGACTGTATGAAGGACTCTATGAAAATTGGTGCAAATATGCTTGTTTGAAATGGCAAACAGCTTTAATGGGTGGTGACATCGATGTCAACTATGTTCCTATGGGAGACACGATGATTCAAACTATAAAGCTTTCAAAAGATATGTACCTGTATGACTACGGCATACATATCACTTTGATTCCTTCGCAGGAGGACAGGCAGATGCTACTTCAGAACATACAGCAGATGCGCATTGCAGACCAGCTTGCAATAGAGGATTACCTTGTGCTTCACAATATGATAAAAACAGGAGACATCAAAAAAGCGCAACTTTTCTTGGCAAAAGCAGTAAAAGAATATAGGAAGCTTCAACATCAAAGACAGTTGGAGCAGATGGATGCACAGGGGAAGGCCAATGGCGAAGCTGCAGTAATGGCTGAACAGGCAAGAGCGCAGACATCACAGATAAAACTGCAGGGCGATCTGGCAAAGATAGCAGCGCAGGGTGAGGAAGATAGAAAGACGATAGCCTTCCAGGCTAAATTTGACATGACGAGAGATGAAGAAAAAGACACTCGTAAGTTAGGTAGTGATGTCGTGCAGAAAGGCATGGATGCTGCCATAGAAGGTAAAATTCCACCTCCACCAACAGGAGAGGAAATGCCACCGGGGCAAGAACAAATGCCACCTAATTTGGGAATGTCTTGATAATTAGGAAATAATTTATTAAATTTGATCATATAAATGTACATATTATGTTTGATGGGAATGAGCAACCAGTAAATGATGAGTCGGTTAACGCTGAAGATTTTATCAAAAGTATCAATGGTTCTGCTGAGACAGTAGAAAACTACGAGACACCTGAAAAGATTGGAGAGTTTGACACAGGCGATTATTTTAAAGCAATGGAGACAATATCTGACGGTAGCGTTTCTAATTTTGAACAATTCAAAGAATCACTTAGCTACAAGAGCAAGTACGGAGAATTGGAGCAGAAATACAATCAGTTAGATGCACAGTCTAAGATTAGTCCATATACAAATGATTTGTCTAAAGAGATAAACGAACTGTATAGATTGGGCGCAACTAATGACGAGGTGCAAGGCTTTTTGAAACTGCAAAACATGGACGTTGACGGAATGAATTCCGCTGACTCTATCAAGTTACAGATGAAGATGTCTGCTGATGGTCAGCTATCTGATGAAGATGTAGATAGTTGGTATGAAGATGTTTATGGAGATGACGGTGACGAAATCACAGGAGCGCAGAAAGTAAAACTCATACAGGATGCAAAGGCAGCCAAAGAGTTTTTGAATTCTCGCAAAGTAGATTCCGGTCAACCTGCTGTTGTTCTAAAACAAAGACAGGCAGAAGAAAACTTCAAACGTAACAATAACTTTTGGTCTGATGTGGTGACCAAGACAATCACAAATTATGAAACCCAAAGCTTTCCGGTTAACATCGGCAAAGATGAGAATGGTGAACCAATAGAGTTGAATTACGACTTTCCTGTCCCTAAAGAAGGACGGGATATGATAGCAAGTGAGACAGCGAGATGGGCAGCTATGAACAACCTTGGGGGAAATGAAGCGGATTATCAAAAAGTGAAACTGTTTAGCGAAAGACTATTGTGGGCGCAGTATGGTCCAGAGATTATGGGCAATGCCGTGCGCAATGCAAAAAGTAAAGCTACAGAAACAGTAACACAAAAGCACCACAATATCAGACCTCTTGGCCAGGGAAACAAGCAAGAAAAGATAAGTCCTCAGGACAAGTCTAAAGTTGCTGCGTATATGGAAAAAATAAGGAAGTCTGGTCCTTTCTAACATTAAAAAACAATTAATAAAAAATAAAAGCTATGGCTTATTTACCTTTTGTTGCTCCAGGTGGGCAGGACTTAAGACCGAACGTGTTCTCAACTGTAGGAGGAGGTTCGGCATCTCAGGTTGTTATCAGTCAGTATGACTTGTACAGACCTAATGAATTACTACAGGTTTTTGAACGCCACACATATGGTGGTGGATTTCGTATCATGTTGAAAGCCATGGGTTTCAATCGCCCTACCAGTGCGCCTACGACAGGTCATTACGAATATCCTTGGAGGGAGAATCTTGTTACTATTGGTGCTATTGTAACGCCTTCAGCTGGTGCAGGAACAGACGTTGTCATTGAACTTGATGCTGCGGATATGTTTGCAGCTGGGGTGACTGTAAATGGCGTTGCAGGACAACAGGCTTCTTATCCCGTAGTTCATGAAATACTGATCTTCAGAGATGGTGAAGCAGCAATGATTATGGATAAAGACACAACAACGAATCCGGCACTACATCGCTTGACTCTTCGTCCTTTGGATCCTACAGTCGATCTTGCAACTTCAGTGGTTGCTACAGAAAGCTATTTCGTTGTAGGTAATGCACATGCTGAGGGGTCTGACCTGCCGGTAGGTCGTGTTCCTCGTGTGATTTCATATACCAATGATTTCCAAATCACGAAAACCAAAGCGCAAAGCACAGGTACTGAACTCACAAATACTATGTACTTCCAGCCAGTTGAAGGTATGGCAGGGTCTATCTACCTTAAGGTGAAGGCTGACATGATGTATGACTTTGAGAAGAACTGTGATGCTGCCCTGATCTGGGGTCAGAATATTACAAACATTACGGAGTTTGTTCCATCTCTTGGACACGATGCTCCTATCCGTGGTACTGAAGGACTAATCACCTTTGCTACTACAAATGGTAATGTTGACAACTATGTTGCTGTGGGTGGTTATACACTTGCTGACTTCCGTGACCTTGCCCGTTATTACGAAGGTGAACGTGTAGGTACAAACACATTCATGAACCTTATGGGTTTTGAATTGTACCAGGAGGTTGAGCAGGAAATGGCTGACTTCTTAAATGCAGACACTGCTGCCTTGTTGGTGAAAGACTTCCTTTATGGTGATTCTGTGTTTGACAACCTTGACAGCACAGACTACTACAAGGAACCTGCTGAGTTAGCACTGAAAATCGGATTTAAAGCAATTAAGATTGGAGGTTACAACTTCTTATTCCGCTCCTTCCGTGACTTCAACAAGCGTGTTGGTGCAGGTGCTGCTGGATACGATTACACTTCTTGGCAAGTAGTTCTTCCTGTAGGTATGGCTACTGATAAGTCAACAAATACCACAAGAGGTACATTTGGTTATGAGTACAAGGTTTCTGCAGATGGCTACTCAAGAGAGGAGGTTATTGGAGAAATTACCGGAGCAGGTGTTGGTGGTAGAACTATCTATCGCAGTGCATCTCACGGAGCAGATATTCATGAGTGTTATATGATCTCAGAATTTGCCTTCCACCCGACTTGTGCAAACCACGTAACAATTCAGAGACCTCAGTAAGGTTTAGAATAATAATCAAAAGTGGCACTGAAATTTTCAGTGCCACTATTTTAAATATGTTAAACGTAGATGGAATATGGGTTTAATAGTAGATGGTACATGGAAGGGAGAATTCTATGACCAAGAGCAAATGCCAGCACAGAAGGTGGCAAAAATATTTGGAATACATGGAGAGATATTTCCTAAAAAATCAAAACAATCTATACAGTTCGAACTCCACAAGAGCAAGAGGAAGGTTGTACGTGGTCAGCAGAGGATTGTAAAACAATTACAGATACCTACACAGTTTACAAAAAGTAGCGGTGGAGACACAGTAACTGTTATTTATTTTGACAAGAAAGTTCAGAAGCGTGACCCTGAAGGAAGACTTACTTCACAATTAACGCCAAGAAAATTAATTCTTGACAGAAAAGTTGTATCTTACAAGATAGATAAATATGCGGATACCGTTGTGTATCTGGCCCTTCATAATCAGTGCCACACCTCTCCTCTGGCTAATTTAACAGATGAGAAATCATGGGGTCTTAAAGACCACGGCAAGGAGGCTGAAGTATATCTATACAACAAAAGACTTGAGAATACACTTCGAAATAAGATATTCACAGACCCGATAGAACTGCTACGAATGAGAGCCAAAGGAATAAATATTGCCAACGTAGACAACATGGACGATGAAGCAGTCCGTGCCTCTATCCTTCAGAAGATGGAGAATGCTATATCCGGCAGAACAAAAGAAAACTTTGACTCCTTCAACACTAAATTCAACGCTCCATATTCAGGTATAAAAGGATATGTACAGGAATGTATGGACAGAGCGCACATTAAACGTAGAGTAGCAACAGGAGGTAAGTTTGTATACTTCTGGAAAAAAGGTCTCACCATTACCGGAGACATTGTTACTGTACCAAGGGGCAAAGAGCCAAAAGAGTATCTTGTTGACCACATAGTAGGACAGTGGGAAACATATCGCAAACACATCCTTGATGCAATTAAATATGGGACAGACATGAACAATGACTCTGTTGCTGACTTTGAGCAGGATGTTGTTAAAGAAAAGGTAATCAAACCCGTTAAAGAAATGAGCATACAGGAAATCACAGATGAGGCAATTAAAACTGCTATTGTCATGTACAACCCTGTAACTAAAGGAATTCACATGTTCAGTTCTAAGACAAAGAAATTAGAAAAAGATCCGTTTATGGCTGTAGATTTGCAGACATGGGCAGAAGAATTAAGACACGAGTTAAGTGAAAATTCAGAATTACTGAAGAAGGTAAAACAAAAGCTGAATGGGAAGCGATTGAAGATGCCTTCTAAAAATTAAAAACAAATGGCATACGTACCATCAATACTCATAGACCTGATAGAAGGCAGTGCAAACTTTGGAAACATAGTATCAGATATTACTAATACTACCATTGCACCTGCTGTGACTGAAAATGTTTATTATCGGGTCACATCTCCATCTGGAATTATTATCAAAGCTATAGACTTTGGCATACCGGATGGTCAATTAACTCTGGCTCTTCCATCTGCATCAATGCCGTTGGTCCCACTACCCGTGGTGACTGACGGCTCTTTTGAAGAGGGGACGTATGGGATCGACTTTTATGTGGAACTTCCTGGAATCCCTGGAGTCTACGTAGAGGTGTTCATGACATTTGTTCTGGACATTAAGAACCAAGGGTCAGACACTTGTGTGAAGAAAGGTTTAATTGATGTAGCAACAGATTGCTTCTGCCTCAAGATGACAATTACCGACAAGTCTGATTATAGTGATGTTACTGTATTGTCTAAGACAATGACTATATCTCCTCCTGTAACGTTGACAGATCCAACGCCTACAGATATAGTAACAACAAACGATGTAATAACAATAGACTTTGGGTATTCGGGGGTAACTTATAACACATATCTATTTTCAACCTACAACTACCCTGTCACGCCAACGGGAGGATGGCCACCAATCACAGTGCAAGAAAGTTTATCGTTCACACAGGCACATAAAGTGTTGTGTGATTTCAACTTGTGTAAGCTGATTAAGTGTATAAATGACTTCTTTGAAGCATGCAGGATAGCAGCAAGTAATGTGGGGGGTATACAAAACCTGCCATTTGAAAAGCTTGACAAGTGGCTGTATATTGAACAGTTGCTGACAGTGTATAATACTGCCATTAAGTGCCAGGATGCAGTGATGCTTGAAAAGATATTCAGAACACTGCAGGAATTAGTCGATTGTGATTGTGGGTGTGACGGGGAAGGCTCTGATCAGGTTGTAAAGTTGGTTCCATTGTGTACACCAACAACAGTTATAGTGGGAGCGGAAAATGGTTTAAGTACAGTATCCGGACCTTCTGGCCTACTTGTAGTTCTTGGGGGAACATTGTATGGTGGGTTGACTACCATTGAAGGAGGAATAACAAGTGAACTACAAATAGGTTCAGGTGGTGCGCCACTTGGGTTCTTAAGCACAACAACTGACAATGCACAAGGAGCAGGAACTACAACCTTCAATGCAAGTGATGACATAAAGTTGAACAACACTACCGCAAATACTTCTATCTCTGTAACAGATACAAACTCCGGTGCAGAGAGTGGTGTTGAGATAAAAACTCTCAAAGTTGTGGGAGCCACGGCAAATATAAACGATGTCTTAACATTAGTAAATGCTACAACTGGTGAAGCTGAGTTTAGTCCGGTGGTTGCAGGAAAGTATGTAACAAACTTTTTGGCTGCCGACTTTACGGGTGTAGGTCAAAATTACACCCTAACCGCTGCCACTCATGGGAAAGGAATAAACCCAATAGTTCAGATTTATGACACTGCAAATAGATTTATACGTACACCAGGTCCATTTATAGCTTATGCAAGCACCTTATATGGTGAGCCTTTTGCAATTGGAGTTCAATGGCAAATTGTTGCAGACAATCCAGGAGTGGTGGGGAATAGCATATCAATTGTAACAGATGGAATTAATACTTTAGACTATTGGGTCAATCAGTGGAACATTGGAAACCCAACTAACACTGCAACTTTAACATATACTTTAGGTTCAGGGTATGTTGGGGGAGCCTTTACATATAATCTATCTGGTGGTGCTTCATATATTACTACCATAAAAATACAAGCAAATGGAGATATAATAGTGGCAACAGGGGGCCTTGGATTTGATGGAACAATAATAGTGATATGATAAGTGTACAAACAGTATTTGAAAGAGTAAAGGACTTGTCAAGAAAAGACAAGGCTGGCTATACGAGTGCTGCAGAGTTCAACAGAAACCTTGCAGAGGCACAGACCCTGTTGATGGATTGGTACTATAAGATGTTTGAGGCAAATGAAAAAACCTTAGATAGTCTTGCTCCTTTCATAAAGGAAACAAGTCTATTGATAACTAATCAGTTCTGTGCCTTCCCAGCTGATTACAGGCATAAGCTTGAAGGAGGATATAACTTTACCTACAACAACTGTGATGGCGTGAATCCAACAACTAATACAGTAGGAATGCAACACCTTAAAACAGGAGAGGTTATGAAAACCTTATCTTCGGCTATAAGAAAGCCTAAGATTGATGTGGAAAAACAGACGGGGAAGTTTGCATACACCTTTGTAAACAACATGATAAAAGTATATCCAAAAGAACTAACAGGTAGTATATACTTTAAATACATAACAGACCCTCCGGTGTCATTGTACAACGTGACAATCGATTTGGTAAATCAAGAGGAAGATTACGATCCGGCAACGTCTATTGACCTTCAATGGGGAGAACAAGACCAGAGTAATTTGGTGGACTTAATGTTATTCTTTAAAGGTATACAAGTGAGAGAAGGAGAGTTGTTACAATGGGTAGTTCAAAAACATCAATATTCTAACAGGAAATAAAAATTTAGTTCAATGAAGTACTCATATAAATTATACATTGCATTAGATTCGGCACAATTAGCAGATGCTTTATCAATAGCAACAACGACAGACAAATTAACACCTGTAAGCATTTGCCAAGTAAGTCCCTTTGCAGGAAGTCAAGCAGATTACGTGGTGATATTCACAACTATAAAAGTATAATCGATGGCTTACACTAAAGCACAGATGGTAGAACAAGTGTACCTTGTAATCTCCGGAGGGCAACCTACCGAAGATTTTGACGTACAAAGAGAAGACATTGAAATGTACATGTCTAATCTTATCAATACTGTTGCCTTAGAAGATAGCAGGAGAAGAAGATTAGAAGCCAGGAGAGACAATGTTGGAACTACAGGAGTAGATGCTTCGTTCCTAACTGTAGAATATCTAACTGTGTTGTCTGATGCTGAAGCAGGACAGAAATATGTGAAGTTTGTCAAAAAGCCTCTTCTGTTAGATGATACATATGGCATAGCAGAAGTAGGGCCAAAGCAAGGTGATAATATATTTATCAAGATAAAGACAAGACATGATGGCGTTAAGCTTGACTACTTGTTTACAGATGTAACACGGTGGTATTATGAAAACAACAAGGGGGAACAGAGGATATACTTTAAGAATATTGCTCCTGTAGTAAATGAAGTAAGAGTTGCCTATGTTCCATCGATGGATGATCTGGATGACGATGAGTTGGTTCCTCTTCCTTCGGGATTAGAAACCGTAGTAGTAGACAGGGCTGTGGCATTCTTTATGCAAGAAGCAAATATGCCATCAGACGATTTGAATAACCATAACGATGATCGCAATGCTAAACGATAATACAAAGCAATTCGTGACCTTCGATGAGCAGGTCCGGTTAATATGCTCGTACTTAGGAGATGACGAAGCGAGTAAACTGTATACAAAAGTTTCTCGCTTTTTAGGTTTAGCCTTGGAGGATTTAAGCCTAAAGGTGCTTCCTAATATTAAATCGGCAGCATTGACTATAAACGACAATCTAACTATAGACCTGCCGGACGATTTCTTAGAGGTCAGCAAAGTGGGTGTATGTTGTGGCAACAGGGAGATCAGGCTGTTGGGCAGGAATCACGACCTGTGTAAGACAGCATTTCCAAAACCACCTGCGATACAGTGTTGCACTTGTGACAAAGAAGAAACTGATTCAACGACAGCACAAGCATGTTGCCCTGCGTGTACCTTTCATAACTTTTCAAGTGTAGGAGGAGTAGAGTACAGGGATTTCTTTCTAACCGGATACGGGGGTTATCTCTATGGTTACCAACCAAAACAGCAATTCATTGGAGGCACTTATGACATAGACCTGCATAATAACAGGTTGCTGTTGGGCGATGGTTGCAATGTTGCTCCAGGCAGTATGTTGGTGGTAGAGTATTCTGCTGCTTTAAGTGGAAAAGGATTTGTTTTAATACCACGCAAAGCAAGGACAGCATTGATGTACAAGACAGCACATCTCATAAGGGACAAGCAAACAGACCTAAGGAGTTTTAAGAGGGAATTCCTTGAACTGAAGAGAAGTTACGACAAATACACCTTACAGGATTGGATGGCTGCTATACGAAGAGGTTATAAGTTATCACCAAAACGATAAGAAATGCAAGAGTACTCACCAAATAAGCCTATTGGGTTCATGGACACGGACACTGAACTCACTTTAGTAGAAGTGACAAATTACAAATATGCTTTAAATATTCGTAATGGCTATGGTAGTATTATAGGTACAGTAACTCCTGTAAAAGGGAATGAATTGGTTTCATACCCCCTTCCTGCTGGGAACAACACATGCATTGGAACTGCGGAAGATGACAGAAATAAGAAGGTTATATACTTTGTGTACAACGATGCTGATGACCATCTTATCCTTAGCTTTGACCCTGCTACCAATACCATAGAAAGGCTTGCCCAGGGCAGTGTGTTTAATTTTAAAAAAGAGTGGAAGGTAAACCATGCAGTGCTAATAGATAGCAAATTGCTGTACTGGACAGATGCATATACTGAGGGTGAGAGTATAGAGGGAAATCCACCAAGGAAAATAAATATAGAAAAATCTAACGTTACTGCAAGGAGCCTGGAATATGAAGTACATACGGATGATGCTTTAACTTTTCTTGATACAGTACCCCCTTCAGGGATAACACTAAACTTCCGAGATGTAACGACCTCTGGGAGTCAACTTATTAACACAGCATCTTTGACGGCTTTCCAGGGTGACCCTGATGGATTCTTGGAGTTCGTGAAAGGAGTAATAGAATTCTTCTTTAGCAACTGGGTAGAAAGCGTGGAATTTTGTGAATGCAAATTAGTTATAAAGACTACCACGTTGAATGGTGAGACTGTAGAATTTTACATGTCTTCAGCGGATCCCATAGAACAAGATGTATTAGTGGTTCCCATCGATCATTACCCGATAACTATAGCTGGTGGTAATATTACGTATTTGTTGGAGGAACAACATATCAGCCTGATCAAAAAACCGCCAATATGTGGGCCTACTGCAACTTATTACCAAGAAATAACGTTTTCAAAAAATTTAGTAACTCGTGATATATTTCAATTTAGAATAAGGTATTGGTATGATGATTACGAAAAATCTGCATGGAGTGCTATATCTTTATTGGCTATGCCCTTGGATAATTTTGGAGTTTTCATAGAAAGCTTAAATGCAATAAGAATAGATTTATCAGAAGATATATTAGCAGAAACATCGTGGAGGAATATATTAAGAAAAGTTGAGTTAGCAGTAAGGATAGGCAATAATGGCAATTTTCGAACAGTAGAAGAAATCGAAATTTGTGATATTGGCATAAAACAAAATTTATTTTCTTTTTTTAACGATCAAACATATCCTATTGTATCCAGTGATGATATAGTTATTAATCAAGAACTTCAAACTATTAAAAATTTTGACAATGTCCCTCAATTGT